AAAAGCGTGAACGTTTTTCTTTTTTTCTCTACCAACTTTTTCATTACCACCCGGTCTAACTCTAAATTCAACATCGTTTAATTTAACATAATCAGCATATAAAACAATTCTTGATTTATATTGAATTGAAAATGTATCTTTATGTAAATTACGATACACCATAACTTTTTTACCAATGAATTTTTTTTCTTCATCATTTGTGATAGTTTCTAATAGTTTCTTATATTGACTCTCATTAATTTTAATTTTCATAATCGTAATATGTTGAAATTGTTTTAACCGGTAACTTAAAATTATCTTGAAACCATTTTTTCATCGGTTCTTCCCAATGGTTATCAAACATAGTATCTAAATGTACCGCGTGCTCACCAATAACTTCTAAAATTGGGGCTTGGTTTCTAAAAGGTTTATGTGACGGGTCATTTTCATCGTAGAAATCAACATCAAAATAATGAAAAATAACATCAGTATCATACTCACCTTGCCAATCACCCTTAAAGAACATTAAAAAATTTTCGTTTTCTTTCGGCTCAGAATATTCATCTTCCGCATCATCCATACCATAAACCCAATCCATTTGATTTGGATTATAGGTTTTATCCAAATATTTATAGATTGTTTCAAATACTCTATTTTCTGTTATTATTACTTTCATTATAACCCTCTAAATTCGTTATTTGTTACCGGTGATGCCATAATTGTTCTATAAAACGGTTTGTAACCCCCGATTGTATGCTTGTTATCTGAAGTTACCCTTCCATCGTTATTAACCGTATAGTATCTTACTTTATCTTCTGTTTCGTAATAACCAATATAATCACCATAATTAATATCCACTTCCAATTCATCTAAATCTCGTTGATATACAGAAACTTTCATATTACCCGGTTCCATTTGGTCTATTTTAGATGTCCCCAAATATTTGTTCTCAGGTGCCATAATTTGAACATAACCTTTAAATTCAACCGGTGGTAAAAATTTGATACCATCAACAGATGTTTCTCCATACACGTCATCGGCTTTCGTTTTATATCTATCAACACGATATAAAACTAATGTAAAGTTCATATCATTATGTAACCATTCTTGTCCAAATGATAACTCTAAATTAAAATCTTCAGCCCCAAAAAATTTTCCAATTCTCGTGATGGGCACTTTACTATTTGACATATATGTTATTTTTCTGTATAAATTTATGGATAATTTTATTACAACATCCATATTTTTCACCAATTTGAACGTAATTCAACCCATTATTTAAATGTTGTATAATTTCAGTAATCTCTAAGTTATATTTGTTTGATTTTGGTTTAAAAATATTATTTGCTCGTAATTTTTTATTAATTGTGTTAATATGACAATTATAAATTTTAGATATTTCAACAATTGTTTTATTTTCATTTAAATATAAATCTTTTAATACATCAACATCAATATTGTATTTATAGTTAGAGTTATTTTCACCATAACACCCTCCATTCTCATTAATTGTTTTTTTTCTTTTAATTTTAGAATTTTCTGAATGTTTTTTACCGTAAAAATTATTTTTCTCACCAACTCTTAATTTACCTTTTTCTGACATAATTTTTTTGGTCTCATTGCTATGTGATTTACCAAACATTGGATTTACATCTCCACCATCTAAAATATTTAACAAGTTACCACCATTATTTTTAACTTTCTTTATCTCATTTATTTCAGATAATAATAATTCTTCATAAGAGTCACATTCTTTAATAACCTTAATATTGGGCGTTAAACCTATATCAGTTAAAGAATTTATCCACTTTTTCATTAAATAATTTGATGGTTTACGTAAATGTTGTAACAACCTATTTTTTATTGGTTGTGTTGTAATCCCAACATACCTAACTTCATTAGTAGTTGGACAAGACAAATAATATAGGTTAAATTGATTCATATTGATAAATATTATAAAATGTGTTATATTTCTATAAAAGAATTATTTTGGAGAACAATCCCTCAGAAAATATTAATCTTACAATCGAACAAAGAGCAATATCTCTCCTTGAAACTTATCAGGGGGCAAATAACTACATCCTAAAATTAAAACACCAAAAAGAGACCAACAAAAGATTTTTTCCTACACGGTCTCAATGTGACTATATAATAAATTATTACGAAGTAACACCAAAGGTAGCCAAACGATGGGTAGATTTAGACCCCTATTTTGCTAAAAAGATTGCCGATGAAAAATTATTACTAAAAATCCCCGAACAGGTATGGGTTGAAAAGCTATTAGTTGAGAAAGAAAAATCCTACCACGTTTGGGGTAAAATTTTAGAGGGTGAAACCATCCACGAATTTTGGCTACCTAAAGGTGCTTTAATCAAAACACACACAATTAAGAATGTTGTGGTGGATTATTCAAAATACTCTAATCGTCCACCATTAGAACATCAAAAAGAGGCGATTGAAAAACTTGCAGGTTCTAAAAGGTTTATTCTTGCAGATGATATGGGATTGGGTAAGACGACTGCGACGATTATTGCCGCTTTAGAAACGGGAGCAAAGAAAATACTAATAGTTTGTCCGGCATCTTTAAAGATTAACTGGCAAAGAGAGATTGAGAACTATACCGATAGAAGTGTTTATATCTCAGAAGGTAAAAATTTTTCAATAGAGCACGATTTTGTTATTGTAAATTACGATATTCTTAAAAACTTCTACGACCTCAAAGGTAAAACAGAGTCTTTAATCACACAATGTAATTTTGATTTAATTATATTAGATGAGGCTCATTATGTTAGTAATGGACAAGCAGCTAGAACCAAACTTGTTAATAGTTTTTCTAAAAAATGTGAGAGAGTTTGGTTATTAACCGGAACACCGATGACTAACCGACCGATGAATTATTTTAATTTATTATCATTAGTTGAAAGTCCTGTAGCATTAAATTGGATGGCTTATGCTATACGATATTGTGGTGGTTATCAATTCACCGCAGGAACTCGTAAAATATGGAATGTTGCTGGTGCAACCAATTTGGAAGAATTAAGAGATAGGACATCAAGACAAGTTTTACGTAGATTAAAGACAGACGTTTTAGATTTACCTGAGAAAATTATTACACCGGTTTATCTAAGATTAAAATCAAAACTTTATGAAGGACTGATGGGAGAATACTATGATTGGTATGATAAAAATCCGGACGAATCAACATCCCTAACAGTTCAGTTCAGTAAGTTAATGAAGGTTCGTCAGGTTATTGCCGAAGAAAAAATCAAAGATACCATAGAATTAGCTGAGAATATTTTAGAACAAGACAAAAAAGTTATTATCTTTACCAACTTTACTGACACATTAAATAAAATTGCTGACCATTTTGGGAAACAAGCGGTGAGATTAGATGGTTCAACATCAAAACCTCAACGACAATATGCCGTGGACCAATTCCAAGATAATGAAAAGATTAAAGTGTTTGTTGGAAATATTCGCGCGGCTGGAGTAGGAATTACATTAACCGCAGCTGAAGCAGTAATCATTAATGACCTATCGTTTGTTCCGGGTGATTTGGCTCAAGCAGAAGATAGAGCATACAGATACGGACAAAAAAATTCGGTATCGGTTTACTACCCAATATTTGATAATTCAATAGAAGGAATTATTTATGATATGGTAAATCAAAAAAAACAAAACATCAACACCGTTATGGGTGATGATTTAGAAGATAAAGGAGATTTTATCGCAAATATTATGAATAAAATAAATAATGTCTAAAAAAATTTGGCAGTTTAATATATTTTTGTATTTTTGTCCCTTAAATTAAAAATTATGACACTTGAAATACCAACTGAAAAAGTTTCAAAATGTACTCCAAAAGAAGTAGAAGAATGTAGATTATTATTCAACAATAACCCAACGGTTAAAAATCTTTTCAAAGATAATATTAATAAAGTTCTTAAAGAAGTATTCCACGAATACTACAAAAATAAAAATGAATACTCCCCCGGTGAATCATATGGTATCTACGATTTTGAAATGTCCGGTCGTTCAGTAATCAATAAACTTAACACAAATTATAGTGCGTTTAGTGTATTGTTAAGGGACGTTAATAAAGTTCTATCCGCAATGCAACAGCCTACAATTATTTTTAATTATCAATCAACTCAAAACCAAATAACACAAGTTCATAGATTAAATTTATTTATTTCCGAATATAAAGACAGAATATTTAATACCGACTCATCAACATTTCAAACCATAATGTTTGTGTTAGGTCAAACTCACGCTTGGGGACAAAAACGTGAAGACAATACAATTGTTTTACTTAAAAAACAATTTGGTGAAAATAATGTAAAACCTATCGGAAAACTTGGTAGTACTCAGGATATGGTTGGTGGTATTGATACTATCATAACAATAAATGGGTCTGAAATAACC